GACGCAGGACATGAAGGCAGCAGCGGCAAACTGGGCCGACATTGCCGCGTTCCCTCCCACGCCAGCCTTCATCAGTGACGCGTTCGCAGCAGCAGGCGTCCAAGCACCGCAGAACATAGGAGGATTTATGCCAAATTCGGCATTCGGGTGGCTTGGACAGAACAGCCAAAACGCGGACATCGGCGGCAACGTGTACATGAAAAAGAACTCTCCATTCGATCAAAATAGAATTATAGGACAGAGTGGAGAAAGCTATTTAAGGGCACTCGCTCCTACCATTGCCGACATGCTACTAGGCGCCGGAGCGGCATTCGTACACACGCCAGGAGGATACGGAGAAGCATTAAAGAACGCAGTCAAGCAAGCCGGCAAGCCTTATGTACAGGGTTTGCCTGTTATACGTAACTTGGCAGGTGTGCTCCCTCCGCTATCTGGCATGACACGATACACGCAAGAGATGTATAACCGGCAACAAGCTATTGAACAGCTTGATGAGTTTTATCGCAAGTACGAGCTAAGTGGTGTGCGAGACGTAGTACGCAAGAAGCCATTAAGCAAAGGCGGCCACGCAGACGCAACTGCAAGACTGGGGGAAGGAGACTTGCCACATGAATTGCCGGGCTTAGATCAGCCTGAACCAACCAATCCGCTCTACATAGAGTTTGCGAAAGAGCTTTATAACTTAACCAAACACGACTCGCCAAGAACTGGCGGCTTTGGATACCGCTCGCTGTGGGACCACTACCGCCAGGCGACCGAAGGCATTCAATCTATGCAGAAGCTTGACTACGGCAATATGGGTGCGTGGCACCAAAACCTAGTAACAAACAAGCCGGGCGTAGTAGATCGCATGGAGGAAGCAGGAATCGATCACAGAGACCCACGACAGGTGCGCAACTGGTACGAGCACGACCGACAGCGCGCATCAATAGCAATCAACAATGCAATCAGCGAGATTGAGGACAAGTTCAACTCGTCGCCAATGGGCCAAGACTACTTCAACGTACACGGTAGAAGGCTAAGGATTGATGATCTTGATCCTTACGGCGTACCTGGCATTACAACAGGCGGAGGAACGCCACAGACCGAAGAATTTGTGCCTGGGGCGAGAAAAACACTACCGTGGGCAACCCCCGAGCAACTGCCGCAGTACAAGCGCTAAGCCGCGCCTTTGTGTGAGTCAAACACCATGCCTCGTAACGATGAAGACTGGCAAGTAAAAGTCGTGCAACACTTGATTGGGGGCGGTGCGATGGGCCGTCCCCAATCTGAACTGATCGCTAAGGCCGGTGGCAATGTCCGCGACGGCGACGTGCGTGCGTTTCTAATGACACTCGCCGCCGAGAGGAAGGTGCAAAAGTATATCTTGCCTGGACAGAAGACGTACTGGCGCGCCACAAGCGAAATCGAGAAGCTTAGCTAGACCATGATCTTCGGCGGCAACGGTATTTTCTTCAGCTTCGACCACGGCCGCCACCAGTGCAGGGTGAACGGATGAATGTTGATATGATCGCTCGCTGGAAGATGAAGTTGCATCGCCACCTCGGTAGGCTGAAAGAACAGCCTGGCAACCGACTCCATCTCTTCCCAAGTCGGGCAACGTGTTGTGGTCGAGACGCTCACGTGGTCCCAACCCATACCACTGCTGGCAAGTACCGCAAGTACAACATCGCCAATCTTTACCATAAAAGCCCCGTTCCTGGTGCGGTCGTAATCACTGGCGATCTGTACAGCCGCGCGCAACTCTGGCGTCATCTCGATGCGGTAGCGGTCAAGCTCGGTTAAATTTCTCATTATAATCTCACCACCTTCATGTTACTCCATCGATGTAAACCGTTCTTGTCCTCGACGAACCGCCTTGTGTTCGCATCCCAGCTTGTCGGATAAGATATCTTGCACTCTGCGGCAATGGACAGCGGCTCGGCTGGACGACGACCCCACGCATCCTGAATAAAGATTGGGCTCTCCGCGTACTTTTTGAGTATCCTTAGCGCCGTCTTTGCGTACTTCGGTTCGGCTACACCTACCAGGTTGTCATGCACATTGATTGCTACACGCGCATGACCTTTTGGCCATTCGCTATCTTCCTCGGCCTGATACCAGACCTGCACAACCTTGTCACCGATCGTACTTTGTGGATAGAATGCTACAACTGACTTGGACACCTCGTCATCAACCGGCTGTAGTACCCTGAACCGACGCCCAAGCGCATTGAACAATGCACGTTCTTTCTTGAAGGTTGCTTCCTCCTGCTTCCACCATTCCTGCAACTCGGGTGTAATCTTATGGTACAATGTGAACGCGCGCGCAGCAGTGTGATACGACAATCCCGTTACCTCGGCTAGTCTGAACCTTTCCATTCGGTAGTTAAGGCCATGTCTACAACGTTTGGCAACGTAGCGAACAGTAGGCCGACTATCTTCGTCCCAATCCTTAGTCGGAACATCCGCATAGGGGATTTTGAACATTTCCGATGCCAATGCACGATGACAATCGTAGCTGCCGTCACGTCGTGCCCTAGCAAATTGTTCCTTCCAATGAACAATATCGGCGCGAAATGAAACCACCTGAGCCTCAGCTTGCGCCAGGTCAAAGTAGATATAACAGCAGCCAGGGTCGGCGACAAAGAAGCCACGCGCCCGAACGGGCTGGTTTTGTATATTCCCGCCCTCACCGTTAATAAGCTGACTAGATGATAACCTGCCGGGAGCGTTCGACACACCGTACTGCTTAAATTCGAACCTGAACCTTCCATCTGCTGACTCCTTTGCATTGGCATATGTGCCTCTGAATTTATCCTCTTCCTTATACTTGGTTAGAGCGGTAAGCATCTCACGCTCGATCGGCCGAGTGCTTGCATGCTTGATGATATGCATACGGTTTGTCGAATCCGTTGACATACCAACACCTTGCAGGCTTAGACGGCTAAAAAACAACTCGCGTAATTGTTGCCATGAGCCTGGGTTTGGGTAGTATGTTTCGTCGTTTGTACATTCATGCACCAGCCGGTGGAACTCATTCTCAAGTGCAGCCACGTCCTTGCCAATCTCTATCGCAATCGCAGCCTTAACGGTCTGGTCCACTGGTAAGCCATGAACTGTAGCCTCGACTAGGTGTGGCTGCGCACGCATGACATGACTGAAGAAGAACTTACTCAGTCCCTGTTTCTCTAACTCTTGTTCTTCTTTTTGTGCGACTGCCCAGGTGATCGCGGCATCCTTACAGTTGTAAATCCAGAACTCGTTAATGTCCCCGCCCTCTTTCCAGTAGTCTCCTTCGCTTTTGTAATACGGGTGATTTGTATATTGGGCGGTGAGATACGCAAGATTATGCGGTAGCTGAGGATACAAAGTGTGATGCGCAAGAAGCGTATCGAACCATACCTGTATACGTATCCAGTCGTGAAGCCGTAACCAATATGCATCGAACCCTCCATTCTGTGCGATCAGTCTGTGTGAGTCAAACAGCTTCTGCAATACTGCCCAAACATCGTACTCTTGTTCCAGCGTGAACACGTTACGGTTGGCATCACGAAAGTTAATACACATTGCTAGATGCGCTTCGTTCGCTAAGCCAATACATGCCGTCTCGTTATTCAGTCCTTCAATATCAACCGCTACTGGTTCTTCTGACCACTGCAAGTCTCTGATGAACGCCATCACCTCGTGGAACTTCGGGTTGATTATTGCCTCAACCGCGTGAGGCTTGAACTTGCCTGATACGACTTGTCCAAGCTTCTGCATGTCCATCATAAACGTGATCTCAGCTTTAGGCTCGCGTAGCGGATAGGCTGGGTTGTTAGCACAGACAGCCATACCACGGTTACCATTGGGCAAGTCAATGTCCAATACCGATCCACGCCACGCATTGATACCCTCCTTGTCAGTCATTGCCAAGAGCGCATAATTGCCTAACAGCACAACCGTCTTTAGCTCCGGCAACTGCCCTAACTCCCAGTGCAGCAACTCCTTCCACTGACGAAACTCGTCTGGATGCATCCTTAGCTTGGGGTCATCAGACATACTCACTTGACGTTTCATGACGTTCGTCGAGTACACATTGCTAGGCTTAAGCCCATACCGATCAACATGCCGCCACAGAAGATGTCCGGATTGACCAACAAACGGCGCCTTCTTCCGAACCTCTACCTCGCCAAGCCCCTCACCAATAAACGCTACTGTTGCATCAACCGGGCCACTGGATACAGCCTGCACGTCCAAGCCTGACGCCTCAGCCAGCATTGTGAAATCGCTTACTAACTCTTCTCTGTTGAGCATCACTTGTTCTCCTCTTCTATCTTGTCCGCTACTTCCTCCATCCTTTTACCTAGCTCTTCAATCGTTCCGTCGTTCTGCACACGCATATTTGCTCCGGAAATCACAAAAGGGGTACACTCTTTCTATCCTTTCACGCATGACCTGCACCAGAAAATATCTGCCCAACGCCCGACAGTCCAATACACTCGTACCATCGCTGACCACAATGTACTGCGGAGGGCGCGACCACTTACGCGATCTTGCGAGCAACAGCTTACCAAGAACACCAGGCCCATAGTTAAACCTCATGTGTGCCAACTCCAGATTAATAAACTGTATCGGTGTCTTCGATAGCAGCTCAGGTACCTGTTCATGTGACTGGAAACCATGTAACTTCCTTCCAAGCAATGAGGCTAAGTAAAGCTTCATCGGGAACTCAAAGGAAGCCTGCATTGCCGTGCGGCCCCGCTTCCGAAACGCGGATACAAGCAACGCTGCCGCTGTTGACTTACCGCTTTGCGACGGCCCAGTGAATACCACGAAACGGATTGCCCGACTAGGCTCTGTTTGACTCACACATCCCTCCTTTAATCGCGCGACTCACGCCGCAACGCTAAGTTTATGGCTCGCCGGTCCGATATAAGCAACACTCGTGTTCTAGCCCGCGTTATTGCTGTGTATGCGTTGTTGCGATTAAGCAGAAACGGTGATCGACTTGATATACAATAGACCACGCTGTCAAACTCACTGCCTTGCGCTTTGTGAGTTGTGATTGCGTAACCTAGTTCTATCTGTTTCCTGGGATCATAGTTTATCACAGTTCTCAGGTAATTGTTGTATGCGCGCAACGTTGGTGGTATCTCTAGACTGCGACCCTCAACAGTCCTGAGCCAAAGCGAACCATCCTCCATGTCAATGCTTGTAATGTGCCCAATCTCACCGTTGAACATATCCAACTGATAGTCGTTCTTCGCCCACAGGAACTTATCATTAGCGCGCACGACCAAGTCACGCTCTTTGTCACTAAACCTTGGTAGCCGTAATAGTTCCCTGCTCTTATTCAGCTTGACTTGAATAGACGGATTGACTGCTATTGTACCTACAGGCCCTTTGCGTGTTGGCATAATTATCTGGCAATTGTCCCCAGCCAACTCGGGATGCCTCTCCACATGCTTGAGTAGGGTTAGTATTGGATTATCGGTGTACCAAACATCAAATTTGTCGTTCCGCAGCGGTATCTGGCCACGCAACAATCTGTGCGCGTTCTCGATAACACCGTCGCCCGACCTAAAGTTAAATGACAAAGTAACCGACGGAAACTTCTTCAGAACAGTCCTGAATGGGGGCGGGCCTTCTTCGACAGGCAAGAGTTGGTTGTTGTCACCGAAGAAGCGAATCACTCCTTTCTTTTGCAGCGCACCAATAAGTTGCCGATACAGCTCAGGCCCAACCATTGAGGCTTCGTCCACAAAGATAACCAGCTCGTCGAACGGATATGCACTGCACCGCTTTGGCTCGTTGCGTACAGGAATAAAATTGCCATCACCGTCATACTCTGGTGTATCGTCTGGCTGCGGATACTCAAGAAGCTTGTGTATCGTCCTCGCCCTGATGCCTGTTAACTCATAAATACGCTTGGCGGCTCGACCAGTAGGAGCACATAACGCCACACTGTGTTTGCCAGCAAGCTGCCGATACGCATGTCCAAGCACTAGCGTCTTGCCTGTCCCTGCTCCTCCTGTGACAGATACAATTCTGTCACTCAGATCACAACATAGATCGATGGCATAATCCTGCTCTTTGCTTAAATTAATCATCACTTTGAACCCGGTGGCGCATAAGGGTTGAACTCTCCTGATATTACATGTGGGTTTTCCTCCTTGGTCTCACCCTCCCGAATGATAGTCAGTCGGTATACAAATTCATCCGGCATGCCTGCGTCAGCCACACCAGGATCATTTGGGCATATCAAGGCCTCTGGCAAAACACGCCCTGTCATTGCCCTGTTCCAGTACGAACCGTCCTTGTTCGAGAACAGGTCGCCAGGTCTGAGATGACGGACTGCTGTCTTAATAGCTACAATTCGCACACGTGCGAACCACGGCATATCACTTTTCATGCTGCTTCCTCCGACTTAGCCTCTGCTATAACCGTCCTTGCCACCTGAACAAGCACATTGCGGGTAAACTGGGACTTTGTAATCCCAAGCAACTTGGATGCCATTCCTATATCCTTCATGTCATCTAGTCGCACCCGGACGAGCAGTTGGACATCGCCAGTACGCACATGCTCGCCGAGCCGCACCTGCACTACGTCAGTCATCTTTTTTATCCTCCGGGTCTCTGCCCGAAGGCAGGCTCTCTTCGATATCACGCACGCGCAACCGCAGATTGTTCAGCCACCCGATAAGCAGGTAGAACCTGTCAGTATCACTCGCGATCTGTTCGATAAGCGCCATCACTGCATCTGCTTGACTCTCTATACATCTCTGCTCGCTGCCCTCACTGTAGCCTTGTCGCAGCGCTTGGATAACCTCCGCTCTTACCCATCCATTCTGAGTCATATCAGCTTCTCCTTGTTCTCTGTTTGATTTACACTCCCCGGGTCGTTCCGCCCGAGGACTTCGATAAAGAAAACGCCGCGGGATGCGCACCTCCCGCGGCGTTACTCACTACTTGGTACGCGGCCGTCCGCGACGAGGCGCTTCCGGCTCTGGCTCTGGCTGCCGTGTACGTGGCGGAGCTTCTCCTTCTAAGGGCTCGATCGAGGCGATCTCAGCGCGCTTGCCAGAAGTAAGATCACGCGGGTTGACGCCGAGCCTCACCCTGAGACGAGCACGACAGCCCATCCAGTCGTTAGGGTCAATCGTGGTTGTACTGGCATCTAAGCCAATAGCCTCGACAAACTTCCGCAAGTTGAACAAGGCACGGCGGTCCTTGCCGTCTCGCGGCTTGATTTGGCGGTTCCAGAACAGCGACGCGCCGTCCTCGAAATCCTCCTGGATATCCGCCGGTATCTCGTCTGGCGGGATAACGAACCGTATCGAATAGTACGTGTTGCCTTTGGCGGACGTAGCCACCTGCACATCTTGGATTTCGCCCACATATAGGCCAGCAGGCAGTTCCGCAGGACGCTCAACATCAGAAAGTGACTCTTCGAGTTCTATAACATCTAGGCTTTCGGGATCATCTTGCATGTTATGCTCCTGAATGGTGAGGCAGCACCGTTAATGTTTGACTCAAACACTCACTGCCCTGAGCGTCGGCGGTTCCCCGGATCACTGTCCGAGGACAAGCTACGACCTTCGGTGCGCCTTAGGCCGGACTAAAACCTCGCTGACCTTCTGACCTTCAGACCTTGCAACCTGCTCTCTCATGCTAGGTGGCATGACCTTTCCACCATTATCGAGCCATTCGTGATACCATTTTGCTATAGTCATCTGGCCAGTATCTGGTAGGTCGGCATCATATTCCAATATGAACTCTGCATCTCCCTTACCTGAGAACATACGCGTCTTCATAGGTCTGCGCTTACGAACATTTGACCGCACAGCCAATTTGCGCACGTTCTGCATCAACGACATGTACCATATCTCTGATAGCCGGAACGTTGTGTGATTTACAAGCTGTCCGCCTAGCATGACACTATAGTGACTCACTACCTCTTTGCCGTCTTCTGTTACATAAACAGGATCGCTTTCATGGGCAGTGATAATCAAATGCACGTTATGCTTTGCCGTTACTCGCAATAAGCCAGTTATCACTTTAAGCGTTAAAGCATTGCGAGCGCCGTATGCAGCTTGTCCTGGTTCCTCTATCGTAGGAGAAAAACCCCGTCTACTTGTCCCTATACCTGTGTCTACAGCACGGTTCAGTGCTAAACCCACAAGTGCTGTCGCTGAGTCAAGAACCACAGTCTCTATTTCTTCGTTATCAGCTAGTATCTGGTCCAACCCAAATGGATTATCGCTTTTCGCATGCTTGAACAACTCTTCCGGTGTGAGGCTTGACAGATTAGCAACAGTAATATCGGTACGATCCTGCACTGCTGTGTGCTCCTGATCTCCCAATGACAACCATAGCTTATGTCCAGGAGCGGTAGCCGCGAACGTAGTTTTGCCGCACGATGACGCTCCCCACAAGAGCACAGCCATCCTACGCGGCGTTTCCCGTCCACTCGTTGTTGTGACTGGACCAACTTTGAAAGGCTTAATAGGCATGGCCGTGCTCCTATGTTTGACTCAAATACTTTCCAGGCGTTGTGCCTGCTTCCTTGCCATTTGCAGCATTTCCTCCTGCACGTTGGCAATACGCTCCAACGCTACAGCTGCACGGTTAATGTCGCTAACAACTACCTGCGCAATGTCGATGCCAGCTTCGATTATCGCGAAGTCCTCATTTTTAGTCGCAGTCGGTGCAAGCTTCTTAGCATCATTCACAGCCGAGATCAGTGCGTCAAACACAACCTCGATGTAGTTGTCATGATTGTCCTCAGCCTCTTCTTCTATGCTCATTTTATCAACCCCTTCTCTCGCGCTAAACTCCGTGGTATTGTGATCTTTTTGTTGTCGGCATCCACTTTCGTAGCTGACCTTGGCAGCCAAACCTCCCTTCCGTCAATCAGGAACACGTACCCTGCATTACCTGCTCCTATGCCAAATATCTGCTTCTCGTATTCCAACTCCACCAACTGCGGCAACGGCATCTCAGTCCCCTTCCACTGCTGCTTCAGATGGACTCATGTTTGCCGCAATCATTTCCTCCCATTGCTCAATCCTCCCGTCCGCTGTGTCACCACAGAAGCTGATCAGCGAGCATGGCCGAAAGTACCTGTTGCAACTATGTGTGTATCGCGGCGCGTACTCATAACTGTCTTTGTACTGCTCGTAAATCTCCGCCGTGTGCCTGAACCAGAAGGCCCACTGCTGAAACTTTTCGCCTATTCTGCTTGTGTAAATCGGCCATACGTCCTCGCCTTTGCCTGAAGGCTTAACCTTGAGCCCGAGTATCCGAGCGTTGTAGATGTCAAAGCCGTATACGCTGGCGGCACTTGCCAAATACCCTGTTACTTGATGGCTCAACTCGAACGATGCCTTCCAGCCTGCATCCAAACGGCTTGCTGTTTTGTTGTCCTCTAACACGTGGTGTTTCTTTGCCACGTCGTATGTGAGTCCATCCAGAGTCCCTATGAACCTGAACTGCTTCTCGTCGTCGTAAGTCAGTACTACATCAAACACATTCTCAATACCCACAACGCTATACTTATCCGCTTCGTCTTGCACGTAGATTGGGAAGTTCTTTACTTTAGGCAGTATCTCGTCGATATATACGATACTTGCCATCTCCATATTGGAAACTGTCCTGATACTGTCCTCGGGGTCATCCTTCCAACCACCGCTGTGCAGCATCTCAAACGCCAATATCATCATCGACTCACGCTCGTTCTCCTGGTCAGCGCAAGCCTTCCAACACCGTTTCCACCTGTTTGAGTCAAACATCTGACCTTGGTAGTTTTGGACTAGCTTCGGTTTGCCGAACAGTCTCAGGGCTGTCGCTTCCGCATGCTGTGGCAAGTGCTGCACGCGATGCAGTTGCCATATACGGAGCGCTGCGAACACTTCGTGTAGCAAAGCGCCGGCCTCTAGAGCCATTGAGCGCGCTGTCGTCGGGTATCGCTTCTGTGCTGACACTACACCCCATGTTGGGCACATGTTCAGATTCGTTAATCGGCTGTTCGAGAACGGGTGTATATGCTTCTGCGCTTCCGTCGTCGGCGTTATGCTCAACAAATGGTGTTGCCTGCTCCCCGGATCTGCGATCGTCTCCTGCTTTGGCAACACTACTCCGTTCGCTCTTTTCGAAGCTGCTCTTGGCATTGAGATACCTTTCCAGTTGCTTGCGACAACCCTCTACTACAATCAGGAACTTGTTCGGATCAGCACCGATGTTTCTAACTGTAGCTTCCAAGGCGTGCATCGCCTCGTACAATTCCGCGTCCGCCTCGGCATCGAAGAACACGCCGTCGTCCGAGAGAAAGCCTTTAACGTTCCGCATCTTCGTCATCCCATGCCACGCTATGCACGTCTACACCATCTGGCCTCCCGCCACGCATAAGTTTTTTAAGCTCTGCCTGTTGTATCTCGTTCAGGCCAACGACCTTCTGCATGGTGCCTGCCATCTCATTTATCAACCGCGCGCACATGATAAGCTGGTTCTCCGTTTCGATCAGCCGCTCGTATATCAACGTGAACATATAAGCCTGAGGCCCTTCGATGCCACGGTCACGCAACTCCCTCTGGAACTGATTGAATGTAAGCGACATCACCGCCTCCCTATCAGGTCTAAGATTGCTTGTATCCTAGCATCAGCAGTACGGAGATAGTCCGCGTGCCTGCGCTCAACTTCGGCCCGTTCCCGAACTGCGTGCAACAGCGTTTCCATCAGGTCATCTGTTAGTGTTTGACTCACACGCGACTCAGGTTCCTGGGGCTCGTCCTGATCTAACCGGACTGCCGGCGCTTCTTCTACCTGTCTCCCTTGTTTGGCGCCTGTACTCACCATCACTTTTCTCGACTCGATCGCCATCTTCAATCTCCACTAGGTTGCCACGGTAAACGTCCATCTCTTGCTGATGCTGTATCAGCTTCGCCAGTCTTGACTCGATTGCGTCCTCCAGCTTGTTCATCCTTTCCATGTCACGCTTTAGCATCTCATACTCGTGTGCAATGCGCTGCTGCTCTTTTGCAATTAGATGCATGTTCTTGGCATTTACACCCGCATAGTACACAACCACAGCCGCCATACGCTTCGCCCGCACAACCAATAGATGCTGTTCTATTTCCTCTCTACTCTTCTGGCTGAACATTGGCTGCAGAATCAGTGGCATCACGCCTCTCCAACTCGTCCTCAATATTCCGCACAGTTTCCAGGACCACGGTTAATCTCATGTCAAGGCCACGCAATATTCTTGTTTGTTCCTCTACCTCATTTCGCAGCTTCTGAAGTGCCTTCTTCATCTTCATTCCTCTCTTCTTCAGCGTTTGAGTGGAACTCCTCCGGCTTGACCGGGGGACAAACAGAGCAAAGGGGGACCGGCTGGCCCCCCCCCTTATGCTCTCGCTACACCCTCTTACGCAAGCCAAGCCACCCAAGCAAACCCAGACCTGCTGCAAACATTGGCAAAGCCGCAGGCAGTGGTGTTGCCGCTAGCGCAGTAACTCCGCTTACCTCAAAGTGCTTCATCTCCTTGAAGCCAGCGCCAGTCGCTGCTTGCCACACCAGCCTGGTCAGCGGTGTGGTAGAGGCCAGAAAGAAACTCAGATCGGCATCGTGATTGTTGCCGGTGTAGGTCTGGCTCCCTTCCAGGGTTGTCCCGGTCTTGCCTCCAAACGCCTCCACGGTGAAGCTGGTGCTCTTCTGCTTGCCAGCCATCTGCACGTCGTACTCGAAGTCAGTGAACGTGTGGCCGGGAATGAAAAACGTCAAGTCGGTAAAGAACTTGCCGCCATTAGTGGTCTTCGCGGGCTTTACATTAGCGAAGCCGTTGGCCTCACTAAAGTTGTCCGCTGTCGTAGACGTAAAATCCGCTGCTGGCCCTGACTGCGAGCCAACATCGGCAAAGCCTGCTGTTACTCCGGTTTGTGTGTGGTCCACAAATATCTTCTGTTCCGTCCCGAGCGAGCACCCAGCCGCCGGGCTGAAACAGACTGTTGATGCTTCGGCGCTCCCTCCGGGTCCCGGCCCGAAGGCAAGCCCTACGCCTAGCACCAACACTGCCGCTATTGCTACACTTCTCATTTAGTTCTCTCCTGCCGCACTCCTAGGTTAAAAGGGGCTGAACGCCGGAGTGCAAATCTTACGTTCAGCCCCCGCGGAAGCGCGTGCCATCTCCGGGTCTTCGCCCGAAGACAAGCCTACGCACGCTCCGCTATCGTGATGCGCATCTGAGATTTCGTGGCTACCTTTGCCTTATCAATCTGTTCCTTCATCACAATAATCGGTATCTTGTACTCCTTGAGCGCCCAATCACACAGCATTTCAGGACTGAACCTACGAACTGGCTCTGTTACAGTTACCGTGACAAAGAAATGCCTACTCTCTGCAAGGCCATGATTGCCAACTTCGAGGCCCTCCAGATTGCCCAATACGCCATCCTCCTTAGCTTGCGTGAGCAACTTATCGTACTTGCTGTCCGCGTACTTGCCAATCCAACTCCACATGAATAGCTCGGCCAAAATTCTGCTTGTGTTCGCGCCTTTGCCCGTGTCCTGCTTGATCTTGTCCAGCAAGCCGCTCGTTACACTACCTATATCCTTGATAATCATGCCCAGGAAGCTACTCGGGTTCGCTCCCGTAATCTTTGACTCAGTTGATGGCGTGCGTCCCTGCGGCACAATCGCCGTTACATCTCGCATCTTCGCTCTCGTTGCCATCACTTCACCTCTTCGAAATCTGGCTCACAAAGATTATGCACATAATGCTTTCCACGCGCACAATCCACATACAACAACAAATCATCATCCACTTTTTCCACTTTGACCTCCAATACCTGACCGTCAGTCATGCATGAAAAGTCAACAAGTGCCCGAACCTTCATTCCAGCTTCGAACTTTATCATTGCTTGATCTCCTGTTCCACAGATTTACGTCCGCTTGCTATGTGTCCTCTAACCTTTGGCTTGCTAAGCAGCGGCACATGCATCGCACCAAGCCCTATCACAACCCTCGCCACAGTTCTGAACAGAAGCGTCCCACGCTTACCATGCATAATGCGGTGCACCGTTGATACACTCACGCCAGTCCGCAATGCCACCTCTGTTTGAGTCAAACGCATACCGCGGATCACCGCAGCCAATCTGTAGATGATAGGGTCAATCTCATGCTGATAGGGCCTGGTCAAGCCAGAAGATTGCAGCTTACTCATGTCGGCGTACTCCTTTTCACATATTGAGCAATCGGACCAAATACCTTGCAACGAGCACGTGTAGGCTCAGGTATTCGGTCCAACATATTCCGCGCTTTTCCCTCCGTCTCAAATAACCAGTGCTTCTCCGACCCACGTGGATCCACCCAATTGAAACTCGGCTTGCCGTCATAATCGATATCCACAAGCACACCACGTGTTGAGTGTTCCACAATCCACCAACGCCTGCTCATGTCAATCGCCCCCCAGCTCTAACTCGTTACACGCCTCGTATGCATCTGGTGCAGGTATAAACGGTTCTAGTCCCGCCGCAACCCTTCTTGGGTTAGCCCATTTAATGCAATCCGCGCATATAGGCTCCTTGACGCCATTGACCTTAAGGCTCGGAACACGTACCGGATTGAATGAGAAGATACGCTTGCACCTAACACAAGCGCCCATTGCTAATGCATAACCCATATTCTGCACTCCTTTACTTGCTGTTTGTCCCCCGGTCAAGCCGGAGGAGTTCCACTCAAACACAAAAGTTGGGCAGGGCTCAGAGTTGGGTCGAACTCGCAGCTTCCTTTCCAAGTTTGTCCCTGCCCGATCTTTACCAGAGCATTCCATCCTTCAGCTTATTCAGGCTGAAATACCCTTCGACGTAGATGCGGCCGCTTTCCACTTGCACTGTGCATTGTCCATCACCGGTAACTGCACCTTGCAGCTTATACTTAAGGTTTTCCGCACGCTCTTGCGACATTGGAATGTGTCCACCAATCTTCAAGAGCGTCTGTATTAATCTCTGGAATATGGTGTGATCGACCTTTTTCGTTCTGTTAAAAGTGTGCTCCAATCTCCCCATCTGAATACTGGCCACACTCACATTCATTGCGCGATCTCTACGTGCCTTCTCTTGAGCATCACGCTCTGTGTACGGATGTAGTGTCATCTTGTTTGCACTCCTGTTGGTGCGAGGCCGGACCGCATCGCGATCCGGCCGGCTGTTTGACTCAAACAGGCTCCGCAGGCATCAAGTCCGGGGCAGGCTATGCCCACCGCTTCCTGTCTAAACAAACGCCCAATTATATCATATTTGATAGCAATTTGTCAAGCAAAATCGACACAACTATATGCGGCATATTGTCGCATCCATGCTCGGTTATGTGCGCCTGTGCTAAATTCGCTCGGTTCTGTGCGCCTGTGCTAATCCCGGGCCGCCATGAGGACAAAAAAAAGGGGCTGGCCCGCATGCCAGCCCCTGTCCTATTCCGCTATCAGCTTTTTCCTACTCTTTTCCTGCCGCTCTCGATATTCATCCTCCTCCCGCCTACGATATCCAGCACTAAAAGCGCTATCCATAGCCATTGCGAACAAGGCCATAGCTAACATGAACACATATTCCATCTTGTTGCACTCCTTTCCCCGCCTAACCGTTTGACTCAAACACAAAAATAGGCCGCATCGATGTTTCCACCGATGCGGCCTTCACACTTCCCGGATCTTCGCTCGAGGACAAGCCTTCTTAGTTCGCCAATCGAACCTCGATTGCGTTCTGTACCTCTTCAAGCGCTTCGATTGCAGCCTTAGACAACTCTTTAGCGTTATCCAAGGACCGACGTAGCATCTCGCAAATCTTCACAATTGCGTCCGCTACGCTCTCCTTGCCCGTAGGCGTCTTGGTCGCTTCGACGGCCTTAGCCGCTTCTTTGACCAGTGTACCGCCTACCGTTCCAGCTTGCTTGCCTCTGTGGTGAACGCCACCAGCGCCTTCCGCAGGCTGTACACCTGCTAGTGCACCGCCTATGCTGGCAATTTCCGTAAAGCTAGGCTTTGCAGCCAGTTCCACTTTCCCGTCGCCCTCACCGATGGTACGCTTTTCGTTCAGCAACACCCTATCCTGCCCAAAGTGCTTTCGCACCGCAGGACCGGACAACAAGAGCGTTCTAGCTTTCGGGTCGATTTTGGCGTCCATGCCCTCTTCTATGATGGCATGGGCCGCTTGCACGCACTGCTTCAGTCGAGTTAGAAAGTTGCCGCGGAAGGTGTTTTTCCTCTGATAAGTTCGGGTTTCTTTGTCCTCACCGGTCATCGGAAAATAGTCCTTCACGGCACGCGCATACTCGACACGCTGAAACTCAACACCAGTCTTGTCTTTAACACCGACGCTTTCTCGAAAACCAAGCGCAATGCCGATCTGGTCATTAAGATTAGTAATTGCCTTCTTGTCACCAGTAAACGACACAGACAAGTCTATACTGTCGTCCGCTTTAGCCGCTTTAACAATTGCCATCGTAAGATCGGCCTGTAGATAGTAACGCTTCTCGTTTGCAGCGCTTTCGAGCTTGTGCGTCTCTTCAACCAAGTCACTTATTCGCGAGTAATCACCGAACATTTCGGCGATTACGCGTGGTCCCACATCGATCGACAATGCGCTTTTCTTAATTTGCACAATGCCGCTCGTCGTCGCGTTGGCAGCCTTCTCGGCCGCTGTCTCGGCCCTACCTTTCGGCGGGTCGCTAAGCATTGTCGAGCCTTTCGCCGCTGCCTTCGCCGCGACCGTGCGAGGATTAGTGCCAAGCGCTCGCGGGTTTGTCCCGCTTGCCCTAGTGCGCAAGACCGCTAAGTCTTGCACTTTGCTAGTAGTCGCAACTATCCTTTTACTATTCTTTGCCATTGTAGGAACCTTTCCACGTTAAGCCCGTTGTCGGCGGAATACAGACAACGTATCAATTGTGCCACACTGTTGCACATTTGTCACTGTGACATAGTGTCGCACCCCAGGATCAGAAACCGTCCGGGGCCGGCCCTTTTGCCTTTCAGCAACAGGCCAAAGCGGCGCAACGCTCATGCGTCACGCCGCTTTTCCGTCTATTGCTTCAACGGCCGCTGCGCGTTCTTACCCGCAGCGTACAAGTGCGGACCGATCTTAGCTACACGGCCCGAGCGCTCCAAGGCGTTCATAATCGCTTGGAACGTGTTTAAGCTCACTTGGCCCATTAGCACGGCATACAAATGCCCTGTCGGTATGCCGCCAAGCGACGAATTTTCAGCCTCTACAAGCGTTTCCACAATTGCGTCGGCCAAGGCCTTGATTATCAATATGGCCCTTTCTTTGTCGTCCATCACTTGGTCACCTTCGCAGCTTGCGCGGCAATGTAAGCCTGTATCTTGTCATCCCCAGGCTTTGCAGCAACCGGCCGCGTACGGACAGTTTCGCCAGCGCCACACCCGCCCTCTACGGATGGGGTTCGCATGAACGCCAAGTATGCGTCCCTGCCAGCCGCGCCGGTCGCTCCACGATACTGACGCCACTTATAGCCGCAAACCGCTTGCCACGACGGCGCAGCGCTCTGTACGGCATTATCGACCGCAGGAATATGAGCAATCGATGGCACACTAGGCGACGCTTCTTGCGCACCGGCCACACCGGCCGAAACAAGCAACACAGTCGAAAGCAACACGGTCTTGAACATAGTCATAGTTTTACACTCCGATTGGGCGATATTGCCCGCAATGGCCACGCGTTGTTCACCAATAAACTATTCGATACACCTCGCCTAGGACGGCCGTAAGCACGACCGCCAAAGCGACACTTAACACCGTCATCATTTACTGCAATCCAAGTAAATCGCCGCCCCAACTTTCGTCAGAGCGTAAATCAGGCCTGGAATTGCAACGCCCATTGTCACCGCCGCGATTTGCTGCCCGATACCGCTTGCACCTGCGACAAACGCGAAAGCGTTCAATGCCGCACTACCGCTTAGCGTTCCGATAATCGCAGGATTTGCGAGCCTCGCAACCTGCTTCCGTAGCTTATCGCTGGCCATTACCATCGCCAGTTCGAGCGCGACGAAGCCCAAGTCAACACCAATCGCCATCGCCCATGATTGCCAGCCGGGCGAGGCGGTGACAATCTCGATACCGTGCGCCAAATGGCTTAAAGACAACGCTGTGAGCGTCATTACCACAAGCCCTATGCCGCACGCCGTTGCAGCTTGCCGCGTCAGCGCCTTCCCTTTGCGCTTGGCGGACCGCTTCACTCTAACTGCACTGTCAGTCTGCTTCTGTAGCTGCACCACATTCAACATTCTGCACTCCGTTGCCTTGCACCCTGCGAGGCTGCGGTGTCCCGTGTCTGCCATCATGTCTCTTGCCTAAAGCGTGTACATTGACAGAGGCCTGAAATTGGGAACCGCAGCCTCGCAGGGTGCAAAGCTGTTATGCGTGGCCATTGCGGGGAATATCCGCCCCACAATGGCATAGGCTGCTATTCGGGCCTGTCACGGCGCGACCAGGGCGACCGTACGGCTTGCTGGGATCACGGGTTCACACCGGACCGCACGCGGGGTATGGAAGCCCGCGACCGCTGGGGACACCGCACCGCTATATGCGATGCACGACCCCAAGATGGCACACTGCTATCAAAATTGATATGCGGCAGGCTGTCGCAGCCGATCACAAGAACGTGACAGCCGATCACAAGAACGTGTTTGACTCACACGCAAAAGGCGAGCGGGTGGGGAAAGTCGCTCTCCTACACCGGGATAGGACTCGCCGCTAGGCACGGAAGTCCTATCCCTACCCTTACACTCACCCTCCTGCGGGACCGTCCTATCGCCACAGCGGCATTTTCCTATCGAATCGGTGCATATTCCTGCGGAGGCCTATCACGATGCGCGCCGACAGGCACTTTTTCGTATTTGACTCAAACACCGATTTCGCCAAAAACCCTCCTTTCAAAACACGATTTACAAACCATTTTCACAATTCCTACCTATTTCGTATGCGCAGTCCTATGCCTATTCAGTGCCTGCGGCGCGGAATAGTCCTGTTGTGTGCTATTTGTGGCCTATCCCTATAGGCCGGTCACCCTCCGCCCCGTTTTCCAAACTTGCCCCTTTAGTAGTCCTACTCCTAGGGGGGGGCTGGGGGGGGGCGTACCTCGACGGCGTGAAAGTGGTATTGGAATACGCAGCGTATGCAGCGTATGCAGTGTGTGCCACATGCGTGTTTGACTCAAACACATGGATTGTATAGGAATTGTATAGGAATTGTGTAGGAGTTGTGTAGGAGTTGTGTAGGAGTTGTGTAGGAGTTGTGTAGGAGTTGTATAGGAGTTGTATAGGAATAATCCTATGTGCGAGGGGTACGTGAGGGGTGGAATTGGTACGTGAATGTATTCCGTGCCTGCGGCGGGATGCATTCACGTATCCTATCCCGGTGGAACAGAAGGAGAACAAATGCGTACTGGGTGCGTCAGCGGACGCGCTCGGCAGGTTGTATTCGCAGGTTGTAACACTCTATGCGTGTGGGAAAGGATCCCCTCGCGGGGATGTGAGGTGGTCAGGGTGCGACAATATGCCGCAGGTGGATGGTGAAAATAGTGCTTGACAAACGACAAATCTTATGATATACTGGGCGGATAATCTTACGAAGTCAGGGGGGCAAGCGAGCGGTGTGGTGTGGTGCGCATGGAACGGATCGTGAATCAGCACATTGTGACGGCGACAGCCGGCACATTGGGATGTTCATGATACGTTCCACATAGTACGCGTGTGTGTGTCAAACAGTAGGACGCATCGGGGCTATGTGCCTCAGGCGGCTGATATCAATTGACGGACAATATTCCTAGTAATTGACGATATTCCTACAGTGATATACGAATGAAAAATAAGTGATATACAACCAAAAATAGTGCTTGACAACGTTCTCCTTTTGTGCTACAATTTGGTGTCAAATGGGAGTTTGCAGGTGCTTCGCCCACAGTGAGCGCCTCACTCCTTTTGGCACGGGGACCGGGTCTATAGTCGGCGGAAGCACTCGGTCCCCACCAAGTTTGGTTAGTGTTTGAGACAAACAGAGTCGAGATGGAGGCGAAAATGAGTGATACAGAGCAACAAATGGTAGAGCCGGAACAGCCAATACAGCCTGCGGTTGTAATTCCAGAGCCGCATCCTGGGCCGACGCCGGATCGGAGACGGTATGATTATGACCGTGAGCAGCAAGTGAAAGCGTACAATGAGGCACAAGACAAGTTGGCTGAAGCGGCTGAGTTGCGAGCAGAAGAGGCTGCTTTGGCTGCTTCTTTGATGGCTGAGAACAGCGAATTGGATCAGGAGGACGCTGACAAACAAGCTAAGGAGAAGATCAAGGAGATCAGGGACAAGGCTGCACAGCCTGCGGAGGCCGGAAATGGCACAGAACAATGATGCCGCGACCAACGATAAGGTTCATAAGGCCAACTCTGCGCAAGTTGTTGCGCAGCTTTCGGCCAATGCGGCACGCGCAGCGACCGTGCCAGCTAATGTCGGACGAGCAGAGCCGGCAATGGATCTTAACGTTATGCAAGGATCGGCAAACGGCGTCGTCCCGAATAGGTTCCTGGTGACGCGAGGCGCAAATTCGCCTGTTTGAGTCAAACGTGCCGTGAACGGAACTCCTCGGGCGAAGACCCGGGGAACAGAGCGAGAACGGAGTACATATTATGGCGACGAATACAGCCGTGGCGAATGTGAAGGGCGGCTTGTTTGGTGACTCGGCAATGCTCACGCAGTTGTCGAGTATCAGCGGTAAGAACGGCCGGCGCTCTGATGCTGCGAAACAGCTAGGAACGAAGACGAATTTTGCGCTTCGCCGGATCATGCTTGTGACGGCTGGAGCAGCAGCGGGAGCAACAGCGACATACAACTTTCCACAGGTTGAGGCGAATGTGGAGTTGGGAGGCAAGCGGAACATTACGCAGACAGCACTTATTAACAGGGCAACGACAGCCGCCGACGTGGCTGAGTACAAGAACGATATTCTTACTTGGAATACAAGGACGACATTCGGTGCTAATCCAGTGCCGAACAAGGACGGAAATCCGCTAGGGACACGCTAACGCGCGCGCGTGTTCTTCTTTCTTGTTGAATGCGTGTACATATGTGAGTCAAACGGGAGATTTTCATGGCAGGAGTTCCGGTTACGTTCATTGGTACAATGCACTACACTGACCTTGGAGTTGGTGGCGGCCCAATGCCTGGTGGACCGCATCCGTCGCATCCCATAGCGCCAGGAGGCCCACCGCCTTGGGTTTCGCATCCAATTCCGCCCACGGTATGGCCAAATCCGCCCGGCCAAGGCCCTGGCAACCCTCCCGGTTTTTGGGGCGGTAATGCGCCATGGCCTGGCTATGCAACACCGCCAATCGCTCCTGGTGGGCAGCCGCCTGGCATTTGGCCGTCGCCGGGTGTACCAACGCATCCGATTGTGCTGCCGCCAGATGGCTCAGCACCAGAAGGGCCAATTGAGTGGAAAGCAGCCTGGTCGCCTACGACTGGGTGGATCACAGTGGGTGTTCCACAGGTACCTGTGCCGACGCCGGCTGCAACAACGCAGCCAACGGGAATGCAGGCAGGGGTACCACCGAAAAAGTAATAGTGTGCGTTTGACTCAAACAAGGTTAATTAGGAGCAGCCCCGATGCCAATGCGTAAGAAGCCAATTAGAAAATTGCCAGAGGAGCTGACTAGGTTTGAGTCTAGTAAGATTGACCTTGGGACTGGCCGCGGTTCCGCAAGCGCTGCGGCTAAGCCAAAGGCAACGGCTCGTGGTGGCTTCCCGGCCCAGCCACGGGCCGTTGCTAGGAAATCGAAGCTGCCGCCGTGGGGCGATCCGTATGTAATGGCTGACGGCAAGATTATCCAGCCGGAAGTGTTGTTTGAGAATCAGACAAAGACGCACGTGAAATCGAGTAGTGAATACAGACCGCAACGCAAAAGATCGATACCGGATTTACCGGCATCATCTAAAGTTATGAAGGGCATAGCGCTTGTGTTCACGTTTACAATCTTGGGTGTACCGGATCGAGACATAGCGGAAATGCTTGGCATAACGCCGAGCGAAGTGCGACAGGTCAGGACGCATCCCGGATACGGCGAGACGTTCGAGATTATCGCAAGCGAGTTTGTTAGTGCGAAATCGAAGCGGCTCGTATCTCGTATCGCAGCGTATGCGGATGGGGCGTTGGACAACGTGTACAATATCGCGATGCACGGAACGAAAGAGAACAATGTGCTTAAGGCGAGCATTGATATCTTGGACCGTGCGGGTGTGAGGCCGAAGGACTTGGCTGAAAATAAGGGCTTGCAAAACGAGTTGCGTATCACTATAGTTAAGAATGATGACACGGAAGTAGCTGTTGATGGAATGACTATCGACAGCTAGTTTGAGTCAAACAGAGGCCAGTCTGTTTGACCCGAATGGAGGGGTGAGCAGTGCTGGCGTCTGTGAGGTGGACTGTGAGTAACGTTCGAAGCATACTGAGCAATCGTGTAGCGGAGGCAATGACCAGAGCTAGAGGATGGGATCATGCCTTTCCTTGGATTGTGATGACGGATGGAGCAATCTTCCCCAAGAGTAAAGTATGTGGAGTTGTGGAAGATACAGAAGGCAGCCTCCGGTTGTGCTCCGTTGGTGACATCGTCATGCTGACTGGCGCTGAGGTTGAAGCGTATCTGGCGGACGGTGTGGAACTGGTAAGCGTGCCAGATGTAGAAGCAGCGGAGTAGAAACATGACACTAGGTGAATATCGTGTAGGAATCACATTTAATCCTGGAAACAACAGGAAGGTTAATGAGATTAAGCGTGTAGTTGCGGTATTGATTGACATGTGTCACGAAGGAGCCGACAAGGCTGACGACCCTGAAGTCGGTAGGCTGTGGTCTCTCGCAATGACACATCTGGAAGACGCCGCGATGTGGGCTGTAAAGGCTGCAACCAAAGAGCCGAAGGAGTAAACCAATGACCTGGGTCGTAAACAAGGCAGGAACAAATGCAAGTCCTTCATCGACTGACACACCTTATTCGAAGGTCAATCGATATCTTGCGAACTTGGCAGCGATCGTTACTGCGACGCCGCAGTATCCGGGCGAATGCGTTGTTGCGCTCGACACGTTCAAGACATACCAAGCCACAGATACGACCACAGGACACTTTCAAGAACTGGCCGTGAAGCAATAGTGTTTGAGTCAAACTTAGTTGAGCACGCGCGATGCCGAACTACAAGCTCATCGACGGTTCTGTTCAGTCTGGCTTCTATCACAGCCGGGCGAAGATACAGATATTCGGTGGTGCCTTTGCGAACGGCAAGACAACGGCGCTTGCGGTAAAAGCGTTGAAGTTAGCTAGAGACTATCCGGGCTGCAACGGTCTGCTAGCGCGAGAAACGTATCCGAAGCTAAACGACACATTGCGGAAAGTCTTCTTCAAGTGGTGTCCGTCAGAATGGGTACTGAAAAAGCCTACAATCGATGACAATACTTGTTATTTGAAGAACGGCTCGATTATCAATTTCCGGTACATATCGCAGCGAGGTAGAACCCGTGGTGATGGGAGTGCAACGAGTAATCTTCTATCCGCTACGTATGATTGGATCGGGGTCGATCAGGTTGAAGACCCAGGTATCATACACAAAGATTTCTTTGATCTCCTTGGCCGTCTTCGTGGTGACACGCCCTATCAGGCTGACGACGAAGACTTGTCAATGCCTGCCACAGGCCCGCGTTGGATCATGCTTACGGCAAACCCATCGAGTAATTGGTTCTACAAGGAACTGGTTCAGCCATACTTATTGTGGCTGAAGACCGGGCAACGAGTGGAGAAGTTACTTGTTGATCCCGATACGGGTATACCACTTATTGAATTATACGAGAGTGACACTTATGCGAACAAGCATAATCTGTCACACGACTACATCGTTGGTCTCGAAGCGACGTTCAAAGGTCAGATGCGTGACCGTTTTCTACTCGGGAAATGGGTCGCGTTCGAGGGCCTGGTCCATCCTGATTACGACCCGTCGGTCCATACCATTTCGCGTTCAGAAGCCGAGAATTATCTTGCGGAGTGCTTACTTCGCCATGTTCAAATTCAGGCAATTGAATCTTACGATTTCGGTATAGTATCGCCGAGTTGCTACCTGATGGGGTTTGTCGATGACCGTGGGCGAGTTATTGTACTCGATGGTTATTATAAACCTGACTTTCCTTATCACGAACAGCCTCAGGCGATCAGGGACATTAGAGCCAAGTATGCTGGGCTTCTTATGTTTAATAACCGGATACATGCTGATCCTGCAATATTTAAGAAAACTGTAGTGGCAGGAATGAAGGAAACTGGTTCGACGATTGCAAGGCTGTATCAAGATGATAGGATTTACATGCGGCCGTCGAGCAACGACGTTGTTACTGGTATTGCGAAGGTCAATTCGTATTTGGCAGGTAAGAAAGGTGTTCCGCATTTAATAACGAAAGATGATCCAAGTCCATTGTTGTACTTTGTGGACGATTTGGCATTTATTGGCGATGAGATGGCTGCGTACTACTGGAAACAAAATCCAGCTGGCCAGCGTATCGACGAGCCTATGGATGCAAACGACCATGCAATGAACGCGTTGAAATACATGCTGTCGTATCTGCCTGATGTAAGCAAGATTGTCGTGCCAGAAAAGGCTTTGCCGCCGAAATGGTCCTACTGGCACGAAGTTGAGAAGGACTATCACCCAACAGGTATTTGACGGGAGGGGGCTATGTCGCGCGGTTTGATCTTTTGGGTACTGATGCTGATCTGGTTCGTGTTTGCAATGGTTATTAACCTTGGTGTTGTGCGGTTTGTCGGAAGTGGTACAGCCAACGACGTGCTATTGTTTATTTTGTTTCTGCTACTTGGATGGCAAGTGTACGGTCCTCCGGTCCACGGCTGAGTTTGACTCAAACACGAACGCAGAACGCTGAGCGCTCCATATGTCCTCAACTGACATTTATGATGTTGATGCTGCTGGTGAGGACGACTCGCCAGTTACACGCAGACGCGGTGATAAGGAGCCACCGCCGGTTTACCGGATTTACGAGGGTAGCCGTATTGCAATTAGTTCGTCTGTTGGTAAGTTATGGCAGCGCAGGGTCAATGCGGCTGTGAAAGCGTACGAACAAGTCACAATTATGTGGGATGAGGTTTTCAAGTATTACAATAATAATCAAGGCAAGCCGATTGAGTCATCGCGTGGTGTGTTCAAGCGCGGCGATGTTACCGAAAATGTGGTGTTTTCGAACTTAAATGTCATGCTACCAGCAGTTTACAGCAAAAATCCAGACATCACGTGTAGTTCGGCCGATAGCACTGAGCAGGATTTCTGCAAAGCGCTTGAAAAGCTGATAAATACACTATTCAGGACTAGTTTGCGTGCAAAGATGAAAATCAAGAAATGCGTGGGAATTGGGCTTTTGACTAATTTTGGCATTTTGAAGCTGGACTATACTAGGAAGGATGACTCGCGCGAAATCGCTGTTCAGCAGATGACGGAGATAACAACCGCTCTGGCGAAGGCGAAGAACCAGGAAGAGGTTTCGATGCTCTATGGGCAATTAGAGGCCTTGGAAATGAATATGGAGGTAATGAAACCTAGTGGCCCGAGTTTGAATAACGTATTGCCTCACAACCTTATAATTGACCCGTATGCCGAAATGCAGGACGGGACAGATGCTGAATGGATGGCAGAACGGGTGTTTTTGCCTACTTCGATGCTGACGCAACGCTTCACAAAACCTGACCCAGAGGCGCCAACTGATCCGGGAAAGTTGGAAGCAGGGTCGCGAGTGCTTATCTACAAGCCTACACATAAGGCTTCGTTCGACACATCACAGGGAAAGCGTGATGACGGCCTCGGTTTCGTTCAGGAGGCTATGGAGGGCGGCGTACAGAGCATTCACCATACAGACGATGAACGCACTGCGTATTTGAATATGTACACGACCGAGTGCTACCTGATCTGGGATAAGTTAACGCACCGTGTCATGTTGTTTCACCGTGACGACTGGTCATGGCCGCTTTGGGTTTGGGATGATCCGCTGAACGTCAGTCGGTTTTTCCCGTATTTCATCATTGGATATACAATGAGCACTGGCGGTACTGTAGCTGTCGGCGAAACAGCGTATTACATGGATCAGCAGGACGAGGTTAATGCGATTAATCGCAAGCTAAAGCGCATGCGAACGTCGGTTTTTGACTATTTTTTCTACAATGCAGACAAAACTGATAGCGATCAGATCGAGAAGATGCTTAATGGTATGCGTGGCGAAAACTTAGGAAGTGACTCGAAGCATGTGCTTGGTATTAAGGCTGGTGAAGGCAAAATTGCAGATATTTTCGAGTCTCTGTATCCGCGTATGGACCAATACAAGGAGTTATTTAACAAGCAGGATTTATTGGATTCTATTAACCGGATCACTAACACATCCGATGCGTTACGTGGCGTCCAGTTTAAGACGAACACGAATGAGGATGCAGTCAATACGTACCAAGAGTCAATGAAGCTGTCAGTTGGAGCAAAAGTTGATGTTGTCGAGGATGCTGTTGCTGATATTGCGATTTCGCTGTCAGAGTTGTGCGTTCAGTATATGACGCAAAATGAAGTTATTGGGCTGATTGGGCCTACTTTGGGTCAGTATTACCGTCAAATGTCAGTCGCGCAGCTCAACAGTATGTACAACATGGAAATTGTCGCCGGCAGTATGGAGAAGCCAAACAGTGTCTTCAAGAAGAAAGAAGCTGTTCAAATTGCTCAGGCTGTCGGTCAGTTTGCTCAGGCTGCTCCTGGAGCAACGCTTAAGGTTATGCTTAAAGTGTTGGAACAGGCATTTACCGAGGTTGTTATTCAGCCTGAGGACTGGGCCGCTATCGACGCTGAGATACAAGCAAAGACTAGTCAGGGTGTTGGGTCAGCTACAGGCACTCAGCCAGGGGGAAATCAACCTCAAGAACAACCTCCAGGCGGTGCACCAGCGGGGAGCCCTGCCGCCCCCACGCCGAGTCCGACACAGGGGCCGGGCACGCAGCCTGGACAGAACATTGAGCAGCTTCTTGCGAACATTCCACCGGATGTAAAGCAGCAAGTTGTGCAGATGAAGCAGCAGGGTGCCGATCCGCACCTGATTATGAGCTATTTGCTGCAACATGTGGCTGCGCTGCACGCCGGTCAGGTACAACCGCAAGGAGCGGGTGGGGCAGCTCCACAACCTACGGGTGGTGCGCCGTCGCCGCAGGTGCCCAAGCCGCCGCCCATAAAGCCGCCGAACATGAAAGCGTTGAGTAAATCGATGGGTGGAATGCAATAACAGCTACTGTTTGATTCAAACGGAGAGTACAATGTCAGATAATCGGAACCTGGGCGGAGGCTCGGAGAGCGCCATGGACATGGTGCTGGATAACCTCGGTATGGATGATGAACTCGCTGCTAATCTCGAGAGTGGCGGCGACGATGGTGTAGACGAAGATGACGAAGGCGGTGATGGTGGTTCGGAGTCGTTCGAGGAACATGACGTTCAGGAACGCACTGGCTACCAACAGCCTGCTCGCCAGGCTCCTGGTCAGCAACAGCGTCAGCCTCAGCCACAACGTGGCTTGCCGCCTAGTGCTGAGGTTCGAGCAGATCAGCGTGGAAACTTGGTTGGCGCTGACGGCAAGGTTGTCGCTAAGGCCGGTTTCGAAGCCAGAATGTATCAGGAGACACAGCGAAGCCGTCGTGAGCTAGCAGTAGAACAAAGCCGGTCGCAAGACCTATCGTCCCGGCTGACCCGTGCGATTGAATTGGGGCAGCAGTTTCACAGTCGAGTAGAAGCGCTCACTGCACAGCTTAACGATCGGAACTCTGCGGCTGCGCGTCTCGGTCTGAATGATGCAGAATCGATCCAAGCAATGCAGTTAGCTTCGGAGGCGAAGCGTGACCCGGTCGCTACGGTCAAGAAAATCCTTACTATGGCTGCCGCTGCTGGTGTTGACCTTACCAGGATCGGCATAGCACCTGGTGGTGTGGATACGGCAGCCCTTATGGGTTTGGTTCAAAACGAGATCAGGGGCGCTATGTCCCCATTGCAGCAACGTCTGCAGAACGAGCAGTTTCAGGCACAGCAGCAGGAAGTTGCTCAGCGTGTGTATCGCGAGACAGAAAACGAGCTTAACACTTTCTTTACGCAGAACCCCGCAGCGCGGGAGTATATACCCGTATTCCATGCTGTGCTCAGCGAACCTCGCTTCCAGCACATGTCAATGGGCGAGGTATGGGCCAGAATACAGTTGAACCACATGCGCATGAACGGCGGTGTGAGACAGAACCCGCAACCGCGGCGTAACCTCCCGTCTGGTCGTGGAGCACCATACAATGGCAATGCCGGCGATATGGCGCCTGTGAACCAGTCGTATGACGCAATCCTTCGCGAAACGCTCGATGCGCTCGGCGTCTAGCTGAAATCCTCACGAATGCGGGGAACGAAATAGGAGTTACGACAGTCATGGCAACCTTGGATACGGTCGTAAACGCGATGTTGACACGCAGTAGGGCCAAGCTGATTATGGCCTCTGCGATTTCAGGTACGGTCAGTGCGTACCTGCATGCAAAGAAGCGGGTTGTTGTCGAAGACGGTGGCCCGCAGATCAGCAATCCTCTGATTACGGGTCTGAACCCCAACGTTACATCGATGCAGTATTATGATACTGTGCCGGTCAATCAAACGAACGAATTCGTGACTGTTAATCACTTTATGTCGCGAGTTGTCGGTTCGCTTATCATCTCGGATCAAGAAGAAGATGAAAACACAGGAAGGGCAGCAATCTTCAAGATCATTAAGGGCAAGATCATGGCTCTTGATGAGTCCATCTCTCGTCAGTTTGCCGCTTATCATACTAGCGTGGGGGCAGGGACCGATCCTAATGGCTTGGGTAATCTCATTCCTGTCGATCCTACTAGCGGTTCTGTGGGTGGCATCAGTATGGCTACAGAGAGCCAATGGCGTACCTCTTCCTACGATTTCGCAGGAACGCTGACGCCGGAAAACATCGAAGAGGCGTTCGATGACATCACAGAACTTGACCTTAATCGGTCAACGGACGGACAAAGCTCTCCGCAGCCTACTGTCATCTTTGCCGGGCGAAATATCTACCGAATGCATAAGTCTGCCGCCCGTGACAAACAGCATATCAGCCTGGACGCCACCGGAACTGGCAAAAAGCTTGTTAATCTGGGGATTGTGGGAACAACACACAACGGTATCCCACTTCTGTTTGACGAAAAGCTCAATGCCAATCAGGCCTATTTCGTCAATGATGGATACATGACGCTGCATGTGCTTAGTGGCGTCAACATGAAGATCAAGAAGCTCATTGCCCCTTGGTCGATGGACGCAACCGGCCGTCGTGTCGTGTGGGAAGGCCAATTGTGTACGTGGCGCAACTACAGGACACACGCGTTTCTCACTAACTGAGCGCTGTGTGAATCAAACACCGGAGTTCTGCCATGATGACAGCAAGTATGATAGGAGCGCGGCTTGCGTATGTCGTGCGGGAGCTTCACGGGACGGTTAAGCGTGAGAAATGCCGTCTCGTGTTAGCCAAGAAAGGCGGCGGTAAGCAGCGCGACCAGTTCGAATGGAAAAAGGAGATGGTCGATGAGCCTGCTGGCTATATGGTCTATTTCCCTCGTGGTCACGTTGTCCGTATTCCCACGAGACAGCTTCTGGAGCACTACAATCTTCATCTGAAGCCTAGAATCATCAATTTGGAAGGTCTGACCGACCCAAATAGTCCTCTTGGCCGGGTGATGATGGCTCAAGACAACGAGACGCGTGCCGGTGCAATGACCGACATGGAGACCTTGGTGATCCAGATGGCCTGTGCTAAGACCGGTCCACAGCTTATGCCGGAGCAGGTTATCGAAAGGGAGGCTACCTAAATGTCTGCGAGAGATCGAAAATTCTTCCAACAAGGCGTCAACATGTATGTTAAGGCGATGCAATACTCGTCTGACATGATAGGCTTGGAGCCGCAGGCGTTTACTCTTGGCACTCCGGCGCTTGCAAGCACTACCAAGTACGCGACGGCTGTGGCAGCGAATGCAGCGACGAATACAGTTGCGGCGTTGGCAGCAGTTGCAATTGCGGACTCGACGTATGGCCGTACGATAACGTACACACCGTCAGCTGTGCCTGGCAACGCGAATGTTGTCGATATTATCGGCCAGGACTATCTTGGCCAGCCAATGATCGAGCGCATCACAGGCTCGGCTGCGGCATCGACAACGATAAACGGCAAGAAGGCGTTCTACCGGATTATATCGACAAAGATCATCACGCCTTCAACAAACGCGATTACGTTCTCACTCGGTACGGGAAATGGATTGGGCTTGCCGTACAAGGGATCGATTGCGTTTACACATGAAGCGGGTGTCTTGGTGCCATTGTCGTCGATTACGTCACCAACAGTGTTCACAGTGCCTGACCTGACTGATCCGGCGACGAACATTACAGGCGATCCGCGAGGCACTTACCAGCCAATCATGATAATGGATGGTGTGTCAAGGATCGATGTAGAAATGTTCGGTGACAACGCTGTAAATGCTGCTGGTAACGGTGGATTTCTGGGCATACAGCAGTTCTATGCGTAATGGAGACGGGCCGTGTTTGACTCAAACAAGTGCGGCCCGCTAGCCCTGATGCTTGTTCTAACCAGCTGCACAACTCGCGAACAGTTGGAAATTGAGCAAGAACAGGTCGAGATTACGAAGCTGAGAGAGGCGTGCGAACACAAATACATAGTTCTAGAGCGTGGAAAAGCAACGCCCAGGCCAGGCTCTATCACAGTTGAAACTACGGTAACGCCGGCAGAGTGTGGACGTGTGGGAATTGTGGTACGGGAGAGACAGTGATGCCCGCGACAATCCGAAACGTGGTTGACGACGCTCAAGAGCTTATCGGTGAGGTTGCCGGCCCTGGCGTGCAGATGTACTCGGACGACCGTATGTTCGCGGATGCAGTACGCGCGTTCAATATGCTGTTCAAAAAGTATAACTGGCGCAATTACTGCAACTGGTTGAGGTTGCAGCTTGATGGCATAACCGGCTGTGTGACGACTGACGAGTTGCAGTACGTGCAGGACTTTGAGGACTTTATCGCGGTGCGCAGGGACGGCTCGAATATCAATCTAAGCATTTCGCTGCGTGGTGTTAGCCCGTTCCAGCAGGATATGCTGTCCGGTACGTCGCCCAGGTATTGGAACAGCTTGAACGTGCTAGACCCAAACTACCAGAAGAAACGTATGTTTGTGCTTCCAAAGACATCGACAGGCTACATTAACGTGTTTGCCAAGTTCTATCCGGTGTTGAATGATGCTTGGGACTGGCAGGATATGTTCTATCTGGACCGTGACATGCTTGTGTATGGCACTGCATGGGCTACGTTATCCTCTGATGACTTAAACGCTGCTGCAGCGGATGTAGCCAAGAGTATGATGGAGATGCGTTATCGAGATGTACAGTCGCAACTTGCATCATTCGATATTAATTTCGGTCCTGGTGGTTCATATAGCATACCAGATTCGTGGCTTGTAGCAACTCCGATCTGATGTTTGAGTCACACACATGTCCCCGCTATTCCCAAAGACCTTTCATACTAAGACGCCACAGTCAAGAATTCTTGACTTGTCGCTCAAGAACTTTGGCGGTGGACTTAATTCCGTTGACGACGAGTTCTCTATGGAGCCGAAGTATCTTGTAGCACTGAAGAATTTTCGGCGTACGCCTTCGGGTGCGCAGCAGGTGCGGTTCGGCAGCAATTGGTACGCGGACGTGAAAAGTGTTGTTGCTGGCACTATTATGGACATGTGTTACTTCAACGGTCGTATTATCGTCGTGATGAACTCTGGCGAAATAGCAGTGCTAACACCTCCAGGAACTGTAGCTGCTGGCTGGAACGCAGCTATAGCTGGAGCATTGCCTGGACATCCGAGTGGCTGGGGAAGTGCTTATGTGGCTGTCAGCTTTGTGCCGTTCAAGGACACCTTAATAATCCACAACGGCGTAGATAAACCGATCGTGATATCTAGCTTATTCGCTTTCACATACTTGCAGGACTTAGCGAGTGGCAGCAACGTCAACACACCAATAGGGAAATATGGCTGCGTTGCGCAGAACTATCATTGCGTCGCCGGCATTGTAAATCAGCCGACAAGCATTTACATATCGGCAGTTGGTACATCCGGTGTGTTTCCTGGTGACCCTACTCCCAATGATAGCATCTCAATTGATGTCGGAGCATATTCACCGCAGGGTGCCATTGCTGTTCGAGGACTGGCTGGCTATCGAAACTTTCTGATTATCTTCTTTCAAGGTCAAGCACTGCTTGTGCAATTGGGCAATTACGACTCCAACGGTGTCCACAAGCCGCAATTTCCGGACACATTGCCTAAATTTGGTCTACTGGGGCATCGTTGCATTGCCTCAGTGGAACACGACTTGATCTTTTCCGGCCTTGACGGTTTTAGCGATGCAAAACGTAATCTGTTCAGCGGCAACATTACAAGCGATCACGTAAGTGACCGAATTGAGCCATTTTACCGTGGCATAACAGGCAATCTCACAGATTTTCAACAACAAAATAACTGTTTTATGGTTCATGATCCGCTATGGCACGATACTATTCTGTTCAATCCATCTGGACAGCATTTTGTGCATACTGGGAGCGAGAACCTGCACTATAGTTCATGGTCGGAGTATATATTTCCGACAAATTGGACATGTGCGTGTGTCACATTCCTTGGTCGTTTGTTTTACGCGTACGGCACTAGAATATTCCAGCATGGCAATTCAGTGTTTACAGGAGAAAGCTACACCGCCGACCGTATGAACGACCGTGATGCAAACTGGGCACCAAGTACAGCTTACGTACCAGGGCAACTTATCCGTGACACTGTGAATAATTTCTCGTATACATGCAACCAGCCCCATACAAGCGGAATAACATCCATGGCAAGTGACATTGCAAACAATCCCATATTATGGACGTTGTACTTAGGCGTACCAATCTCATATGAAATGGAGCTTCCATGGCTCAGCGGCAAAGATCCAATGAAATCGAAGCATTTGCGGTTCGTTCAAGTTGGCACAATCGGTACAGCCGAGTTTACACTAGAAGCATATGTAGATGGGCTATACAAGAACGGCAATGGCGTCGTTGTGTTCGGCCCAGCGTTGTCCATGGTATTTATAGGTGGAGACACACACGGTTCTGGTTACAATGATGGGCCTATGGGCGGCGGAAGACGCGGAGACGATCCTAGACTATGGGGATCACCAGTCAAATTCAAGCTGCTAAAGCTACGGTTTATCGGAACAGCGGTCAAACCTCTTCAGATCATAAGCACGTCGTTTCTGTACGCCCGCGGTAGGTACAAGCGCTGATCTTCGCGTTTGACTCAAACACAGGCCGGAACTCACTATGACCCTCACATACACCAAATATTACCGATTTCCCAAGACGGACTTCCTGTCTGAGCCTTGGCAGCAGGGCATATGGGACTCGTTCGACTCGATCGATGCGCTTATGTACAACAATGCGCTGTCGTCGAACATCACGTTGTGGCAAAACTCAACGCCGTACATTGTTGGGAACATGCGCATTGACAGCGCAAACGGTACAACATGGCTCTGTTCTGTACCGCATACGAGCGCTCCGGCCCCATCGACATTTGCACAGGATCGAATAAACAATCCATCATACTGGACTGGCATTCAGTTGTCGTTCAGGGCGCGAGGACAGTGGCAGCATAGCACACAGTACATTCTTGGCGATATGGCATTCGACGCTACTAGCGGGCAGGGCACGTACGGCGTCTGTAGCATTAGCCATACGAGCAACTCTTCCGGTCACATGTCTGACGATAACGCCTACTGGACCTTTATATATAACAGTCTATCGGCATTAACAGCTAGCGGTATTGGATACAACAATTCGACTAGCGGATTAACTGCTGTTAACGTACAAGCAGCTATCGATGAGGTCAACACGAAGAAGGCGTCACTAATATCGCCAGCCTTAACTGGTGTGCCTACTGCGCCTACTGTGACACCGAGTACCGACAGCACGACGAAGTTAGCAACAACTGCGTTCGTGCAGAGTGCTATTTTGTCTGGAACTGGTGTTGTTAACTCGTTCAACAGCAGGACTGGTGCTGTAATACTGGCAGGTTCTGATGTGACAGGCGCTGGCGGAGCGCTAATTGCGTCGCCGACGTTCACAGGTACACCGGCTGCTCCAACACCTGCGCCAGGAACAAACACAACACAGCTAGCAACTACAGCTTTCGTGCAGTCGGCAACTGGCGCTGCAAACCAGAACCGCAACCGCATCATCAACGGGCATTTCATCGTCGATCAGCGCAACAACTTCGCCGCGGTGACGCCGGCCACTACCACTGCCTATACGGCCGATCGCTGGCAGTTGAACGGGAATCCCGCCAGCAAGTTGACGATACAGGCACTACCGGCAAGCACTGTGTTTCCTTCTGGTATCGCAGGGGCGTTGGCAATGCAAACGGCGTCTGCATATGTGGCAGGGGCAAGCGAAATTTTCTCGATACAGCAGGGGATTGAATTTCAAAATATGACTGATTTTAATTTTGGTAATGCAGGTGCGGCAACAATCACATTATCTTTCTGGGCCTTTGCCAGTGTCGCTGGAACGTATTCTGGATCGTTATTCAACAATGGCGGCACCAGAAGTTTTGTGTTCACATTCGCTCTTGCAGCCAGCACGTGGACCAGAATAACCGTTGTTGTTCCTGGAGATGTTGCCGGAACATGGTATCCTGGCAGCAGTAATAGCCGTGGAATGGGCTTGAGCATCGATCTTGGTAGCGGGTCATCTCTCCGTACTGCCGTTGTTGCATCATGGACGGCCGGAATCTTCGTTGGTGCCAGTGGCAGTGTTGCGCTGGTTGCCAACGCCGGCGCGATTCTGCAATTGGCCAATGTCCAGCTTGAACTCGGCAGTGTCGCTACGCCGTTCGACTGGCAGAGCGTCGCCGACACGCTGGCGGCGTGCCGGCGGTATTTCCAGGACATATGGTTCATCTTATATGCGCCGGCGGCCAATGTCGCGGGTTTTGGCGGCGCGGTGCAGCAGATAACTTATCCGGTATGCATGCGAGCAGCGCCCACGGCGCTTGCCACCGACAACATCCTATCGAGCGTCTGGACTGGAACAACGACGCCGACTTATGTTTTTGCTCCCGACAACATTCGCGTGAGTTCACCGACGACGCAAGCCAACGCTGGCGCGTTTTTAATCGGGCGTACCCGGCTGCAAGCAGAGTTGTAACGTCCAGCGTTTGAGTCAAACATCCCCGCCTCCGCGAGGACAAGCTATGAAAAGCGAAAATACCACAGTGCGGCGCTACAGGGCGGATGACATTCCACTCGTGATTGAGATATGCGTAAGAGAAATTCCGAAACTTCCTAACTACAAAGGTGTGGTTGTTGATCCGTCCCGACTCAAGTTCTTGTTGGATCAAAACATTGGCAACGATGGTTTCTTTATGGCGTGGCTCCTCATTAGCCCTAGTGGCGAGATCGTCGGTGGTATCGGTGCGTATTGCGTAACGGCAGCATTCTCCTGGGATCGTGTCTGCAACGATATGTTCTTCTTCATTGATCCTAAATGGCGCACGTTGCCAAATGCAGTGAAGCTTATGGCTGCTTACCGTGACTGGGCTCTGGCGCGTAAGGCAACAATAATAGGAGCCACGTACACGGGCGGAGAGACTAACGATAGAATGGACAGACTAATCAAGATGGCAGGTTTCGAACCAATCGGCAAACTATACCACCTCAGACCGAGTTACAGAGCGTTTGATTCAAACAGGAGTAAACGAAATGTCAGCACCCAGTATGCCTCCGGACAACAGCGCACAAGTTGAGGCACAGCGTGAACAAGCTCAACAGCAGGCTCAGGCGGCAGCAGACGCTAAAGCGGCGCAAGATAAGGCCGATTTGCTAGCGCTGCGTACAAGCTCGGCAGCGGCGGGAACCACGTCGGCAAAAAACTACTTCTCACAACAGGGGCTTGATCCTTCGCAATACGGTACTGACATCGACTCGCAGATATCTAGCATTCTTGCTGGTATCTCACCTACCGACCCGAACCCTGGTGCAGCGTTCCAGGACGTCGGTGCCCGTATTTATAATCAATCGACCGCTGCGGCGCAGTCTAAAGCCGGTTCAGCGCTCGATAAGCTGTTCCCAGGAAACTTCGAGACGCAGCGTATCAATCAGCAAACAATTGACCCTTATATCCAGGGTATTGACACTGAACAACGCCAGTCGGCAGACGCAATCATACAGAACATGTTATCGCGTGGTGTCATTACGCCGTCTGGCCAATCTGCCGCAGAGGCTGAACTTGACCGTCAAAATCCCGGTGTTCTAGCAAAACTCAATGAAATCGGTACCGGGACTGTTGCCTCTGAACAACAGTCTCTAAGAGACATTGCAAATCAAGGACGTACGGCGGCACAAACGCTTAAGCTTGGTTCGGACTTCAATCCACAGTCATATGGTAGTCAAGCCGATCAACAGTTCAGCGACTTTATCAACAACCTCGGTACTACGCTGCGTGGTAAGGTAGGTTCAGCTAACCTGTTCAATACGACTGGACTAGCAGCAATCGCTGGTGCTGGGCAAGGTGCGCAAAACCTGCCGTTTGATCCGACAGCGCAGCAGGGCGTTATCGACCCGAACGCTCAAGCGAATCAGCAGAAAGATCAACAGGCTTCGGCTGTGTTCTAGTCTACGCCTGCCTTCGGGCTGAGACCCGGAGGTCTGTTTGACTCAAACAATAGGAGGCCGCTATGTCCGGTCCCGTTGCTGGTGGTGGTGGTAACGGTAACTTCTTCAGCAACTTGTTTGGTGGAGGCAAAGACGAAAGCATTACGCAGAACATCCCAGGCTACACGATTGTGCGTCTGCCTGGCAAGCTGCAGATGCTGCCTGGTGATCCTGGTGTTACCGGCAACATCTTCACTGGCGCAACAGGGGCTGCCTTGACCCCAGGTGCAATGGTTGGCGGTAGGCACCACTTCCAATTCTCCGCAGATACGCCGCAGGGACAGCAGGAACGTGCCGCTGTAACCCAACGCATACGGCAGCTTCAGAACCAAAGCACGTTTGGCGGCGGTACTCCTGAAGTAATACCATCAGCGCCTCAAGGATGGAGTCCGGTCGCACAGGGATACCCTGTCGGTCAGCCACCCCCTGTGATGCCAAGCGCATCCGGTGTATCAGTTGCAGCACCCGGCGTAAACCTGCAGTGGTTCGACTCCAATGCGACAGTTGCCCAGAACAAGAAGAACAAAGCGAATTGGGAGTTGGCTCATCCTGGTGCTATTACTGCTGGTACGCAATCAGAGACTGACACCACCGCCACACCGTGGTACGACCCTAAGGCAACCCCTGCCCAAAACAAAAGAAACAGAGACAATTGGAACTTGGCCCATCCTGATGCTATTACTCCTGATGCTTCAGCTTCAGGTAATCCGCAATGGTTCGATCCTAATGCGACAGTTGCTCAAAACAAGAAGAACAAAGCGAATTGGGAGTTGGCTCATCCAGGCTCCGTACCGCCTAACGCGATGTCACAAGATGCGCCATGGTTCGATATCAACGCAAGCCAAACGAAGAACAAAGCTGCATATCAGGCGTGGTTGCTGGGGCACCCCGAGCAACTCGAGGGAGGCGCTCAGGTTCCTGGTATGCCAACATGGTATCGCCCAGGAATGGACGCAAAGACATCTGAGCTGGCAGGCCTCTTGTGGTCTATTAAGCAGCACGCTACCCCAGCAGCAGGACAGACGCAGGAACAAGCTGACGCCAGGAAGAACAGGCCACTCATAGAGAAGTTGACTGCAGACTTCCCCGGCATGGACTTTTCCAACATACGTGGGCTTGGATCACCGCTCAGTGCGCCAGCAGCTGAGGCTGCTCCCTCTGCTTCGCCTGTGGCAAGCCCTAGCAAGATTGTGGACGAACAAAAACCAAGTTTGAGTCAAACACCATCATCGCCGCCGCCACCTAGTCAGCCATCTCCAGTACCGTCGGCAGGCGCGCCGTACAATCCATTCATAACTGGTGGTGCCATACCACCATCCCAGGTATCTCCAGCAGCTTCGCCAGCAACGCCAGGGCCAGCGCCACCACCGCCCCCTGCGGCATTGAAGGGCCAGTCCATAACCGACACCCTAAGTGGTATATGGCACGGCATAACTGGGAACCCGGGACCGCCGACAACGAATATGTGGCAACAACGTAGGCCTGATGATCTCGATACAGACATGAGGTACAACCCACTTGGGTCGGAGGCGCAGTGATGGCCGAGATACTAGGCGCTGGCGTAGGCCTCCTTGGTGCCGTAGGACAGTGGAGCGCACAGCAAGAGGCGGCACAAATTCAACTAATGAACTTGCGCTTCCAACAGCGCATGGCCGACGAACAGATGCGTATGTCGCAAGCGTCGCGTACTGACGCCTACGGCAATCAACAACGATACAATCCTGCAACGAATGCATGGGAAACCATACTGACGCCAACACAGAAAGCTATCGTTGGCGGCGGTGAGCAGGAGCAGCTAAAGCGGTTAACTGAAGACGCTACACGCAACAGGCTGATCGAAGAAGAAGCTAGACAACGCGGTCTAGAAGCAGTTCCAGATTACAATAAGGCGCTTGCAGGCTTGCGATATGACCAAGCGCCAAGCCGCGCAGCCGACGAGGACAAGCTGGCATCACTGATGTCGTTACAAAGCCAAGACCAGATCGGTGCAGACAAAGCAGCGGTTGGCCGTACGCTAATTCGTCAGGGACGTGGTGGAGATTACGCTGCGCTGCTCAAGTCGGCCGATGACGCTCAAGGCCAGAACATCGGTGGCATTCTAACTAAAGCCTATGAACAGTCGATACCGCAGTTCGAACAAGACGTGCAGGCAAGGCAGCAGCATTACCTTCCACTGTTGCAAGAAGCACAAAAGCGAATGGAGGGAGGCTTGTCGAGCGCGCCCACTCCGTTCTCTACAGTTCCACAAGAGCTTAGTGCAATTGAAAACCAGCAGGCACAATTGATGCAGTCTGCCGCTGGGGCTGGAGCATCCGAAGTCGGCAGTGCGTACAACAGCTATGCTAAAGCCGCAGGAGAGTTTCCCGATGTAAGTAAACTAGCAACTTTGCTTGCTGGAATTGGCGGCAAGGGCAAGGGAACTTCCAGCGGTACACAGTACGGACTGGTGCCAAACACTGCCGCATATGACCCTGGCGTTGGCTACAGTGGGGGCGGTGCCAACTACCCACTGACGCCTACATGGCTAGGTGGTCAAGGCGTTTACCCTGGGGGTCAGCCAAATCAAAACCAAGATGCCGGTGGTGGCTTCAACGATGATTACTCGCAACAGGTCTATGGATCAAATCCCACATGGTCTAGCGAAATGTTCTAATTGGAGGCTAACATGCCAATCACATCCAAAGCGCAACAGCGATTCATGTTTGCGCATCAGCACGACCAGGGCCAACTTGGGGACGTTGCCCAGGACTTCATAAACAAAACCCCAAAAAGTGCGTACGCAAGCCTTCCACCATACGTGTCTGATGGCCAACCAAGCACCACTGGTAATCCTAAAGACCAACGTGCTCGCGTGCTTGCAAACATGATGAAGATGCAACAATAGAAAGGAACACACAATGTCTATGCCGATGCCTCCCGGCGGAACGCCTCCTCGCGGTGGTGGAATGCCTTCCCCAGCACCAGGTGGAAGTGGTGGAATGCCTCCCATTGGCGGAGGCCCAAGCCCAATCCTCCAAGGAATCATGCGGATGCTGCCGCCACAGGTTGTGCAAATGATTGCACAAAACCCACAAGCGATACAACCTCTTATCCAGCGGTTCCTGCCGATGCTTCTTGGCGGCATGGCCGGTGGCAGCAAGATACCTGGAGGTGGAATGCCACCAATGCCTCCTGGTGCCGGTGGTGGACAGCAAGGCATGTTGCCTCCAATGGGTGCTGGCGGTCCGCAGATGCCGGCTGGTGGAGGGCCGCGCGGCTTTCCGCCAAGGCGCCTCCCTCCCCGGCCTATGGGCGGTCCTCCGGGTGCCGGCGGTCCTCCACCAGGGGCATTCTCCGGCAACGCTCCTCCACAAGCGTCGGCACAGGGAGCCATTCAGCCGATGTCAACTGCGGACGAGCTAGCGCAAACGCAACAGGCCATGGGAGCCAGAAAGCGCTTCCAGTGAAACTTCTAACTGTGTGAGTCAAACACATGTCACTTCAAAACCTGGAAGACCTCGCGCTGCCTCCACCCGACGACGACCAAAACAAGCAGCTGCCGCCACCTCCGACCTCGTACGATCTGGCGATGGCAGCACCAGACTTTCAACTTCCAGGTCAATATGCCAGTCTGGTGGTAGATCAACTGCCGCCAGACTACGCACCAACACGAGACGCACATATACCACTCGACCATGCAACAACGCTGGCGTCGCCTCCTGGCGGCCCACCTGTGGCTACGGTTGGCATGACTCCACAGCCCATGCCGCCGCAGCCACCATCGCCCACAAGCAACATCAATCCGTACCAATATTTGCTTAACAAAGGGCAAAACCTTAACGCTCACGGCCTCAACCCTGAGTTTGCCAGCAGACTAACACAAGCTATACAAGCGGCTGAGTCAGCTACGGGACACCAAGCGGTGCTCCGCGATCTGTATCGACCACCAGAACAGCAAGCACAGTATTACGCAGACTATACACGGCAGCCAGTCACTTTTAATGGTGTTACGTATCAGCCTAATCCTAACAATCAGGGGGGTTTAGCGGCACCACCTGGTCGCAGTCGGCACGCTCTTGGCCAAGCTGCTGACGTAAACAGCGGTCCTGTGCTTGACTACTTGCACCAAAACGCTGGACGCTTCGGACTAGAGTTTCTCAAGAATAATGCCTTCCAGGCTGATCCTGGGCACATACAGCTTTCCAGCGGCCAGACCCTCAGCGTCCCTGCCGGCAATCAGCAGTACAATATCACTGGTGGTGGCGGGAGCATGCCTGGCATCAGTAGCCTTGCACAGATGCGGCAGGCAAAATTCGCCACTGAACTTAACGATCCGAACACACGCCGTTTGTTCGCAGCCTCAGTAGCGGCCGAAGTCGGAGGCCAGGGGCCACGAGCCGAGCAGGCTTATATCGAATCCGTTATGAATCGCTCGTTATCGCGGGGCATGACTCTACAGCAAGCCATACAGGATGCACATTACTATCCTAGCACAACTACGTCCAAGCTAGGCCAGAGCTTCGACCCTGGCGAGCAGAACCGTATCAACAATATGATCGGTTATGCTATGCAAGGCTCGAACGTAGGCAATTTTACTACAGGAAACGAGAGTGGCAATGTGCATTCAGGAGGCGCTCCTGTTGCATTTGACCCTGGCACAGGAGAGCGCTTCGTTCACGAGAATGCCGACGCCGACTGGATCAAAATGGTAATGGGTGGTGCTGGTGGCACGTACAGTATACCGACTGCGGGCGGTGGTGTGGCTCGTCGCGCTGGCGGTGGTGCTCTTATACCAGTGCTCACGCCAGAAGATGTACCCACAGAGGAACAGTCCGAGCCCGACCAAGAACTAGCCGCTCTGAAACCTCAGCTAGAAGCGCTAAAAACGCCTACTCCGACTCCAACACCACCTCCAACACTACAACCCGCAGTTGCAACTCCCACACCAGACCTACCTCCGGTAAACCTCCAGCCTGCCGTAACCCCTGGTTTTCCAGGTACTACCACGCCCGATCAGGACACTGCTGCTGCACTAGCTTACGCTAACAGTTTGAATCAAACACCACAGCAGATCACTGTGACCGGTGCCGACGGACAGTTGCATACCATCGATGCTGGACTTGCAGCAGTTGACCCAACCATCGGCATGACAAAAGGCATCGCAAACTCGCCACAAGTGAAAGCTGAAGAACTTGCTGGTGTTGTGCCACGGCTGGACCAGATAGAGCCAGAGCCTTCTACGCTTACAAAAGAACAAATAGATTCGATGACGCACGGAGCGAAGGTGGCATCACAGTTACCAACAGTCACTCCACAGTATGCGCAAGCTACCAAAGACATACTGCACGCTTTCAACCCCATTGGCATACCTGGGGTAGTAGAGCCGGGTCATGCTCTCTCCGACATTATAGGAGAATATTATCCAGACTGGATGAAAGCAATTGGCAAGTTCGAGCAGAAGGAAGGTGTCCAGACCGCTGAAGGTCTTATAGGCGGTGTGGGCGAATTACCGAAGTTGCCAAAGACAGGCCTTGCGCGTGCTACTACAGGCCTAAGCGATACAAAAGCCGCTGAGTTAACAACCGCTCTGGGCAACAATGCTGCTTTCCAGCCGGTATACCAAAGCCTGAAGGAGCTTCCACGGGAAACCGTTGTTGACATAGCCAACAAGTTTAATGGTCCTGTGGCACCAAGCACATCAAAAAATGCAGCACTGAGTAGAATACTTTCACGGCACAACAAGCTGTCAGAGTTTCAAAGCGGTGAGGCACCCGCTTCTACAGAGCCAGGCCCTATCCGCGATGCAGCGACAGGCCGTCTGCGTGATCCTCCAACGGGGCAATTTGTAGCTGAACCTCCGGGTCCAGGCCCGAAGGCAGGCTCTTCCAGTGCAATCGTCCCCGGCAGTTGGCTGGAAACGCTTACGAAGCCTGAGCGTACAGCAGAGGCTGAGCGTTTAGCTACGGAAGAACCTATCACAACGATACCTTCTGCAGAGCGGCCGGTCGCAAGCCCAATTGCTGAACTGGAATCTCTCAAAGAGCCACTTGTACAAAAGCGCTCCGGCAAAACTGTGACGCCAGCCGTCCCACCTGCCAAGCCGGTTTACAGGTCAGCCGCAGAAGAAGCAGCAGCGCAATATGCAGAGCGCATGAAGCTAGGTGCACCACCGGCCGAAATGCGCATTCCACAGGCTCAGCCAGTACCAACACTACCAGTGCGTAGGACAAGAGCACGTATTCCAGGTGTGCCGCCTCGAGTCGCCGTGCCAGCTACGCCAGTTACACCGACCACACCAGCCCCGCCCGCCTTTCCGCCATTAACTCAAGCACAGATGGCATCGGCTATTCCGGCTGAGCTTTTGCCACCCGCCGCACCGTCAGTTGCTGCTCCACCCGCGCCACCCATACCACAAGCCACGCCACCAGCCGCTACACCACCATCCACACCATCACTACCGCCTGCTACACCGCCTGCACCGCGTTTGACTCAAACACCGACAGTACAATCGCCTGTGCCGCCACCGCCACCGCCGCTTCCTCCCGGCCTGACACAAGCGCCACGTGGCCCAATCGGAAAAGAAGCCGGATTCGGGCTGGGAGCCTTTACGCGTTTCGGCGATGACTTGATGGGTCCGGTTAAGAGTTTCATGGAAAAAGCTGGAGTAGACGAAACTACACTGAAAAGAATGAGAGAAGTGTTCAAGCACACCACGGGATCGCAAGCGGCGGCAATTGCGGAAGCAGCTACAAACCATGGCCATGCCATATCGCCGGAGTACAACTTCAAAGCAGACGTACCTCTATACGACTTGGGATACTACATGCACAAGAACCCAGAGTTTCGCAACTATATACACTTAAAAGATACACTCGACGACATTCACATGAAGGAGCAGGCGCAACGCGGTGGCCCCAATCAGCAGAACCTGCCGCTAGCGCACCCACAATATGGACCAATCAGTGTGCGCGGCGAGACAAGACAAAGCGCAACACGTAAAGTCGGATTGCTGGATCAAGCACATCCAGACTTCGCTGCTCAGCAGGCCAATGTGCGCAAATATATGGCGGAAATACGCCGCGCTGAGGCCGAGGGCGAATACGGACTACACACGAAACAAGAACTAGCAGACATGAATGCCCACAACGCAAATGAAATCCCGTGGCATGGTCGCGAGTACGGCGAAAACGGAACTGCACTTGACAAGTACGGCAAGCCTATCGAACGTGGTGATCCATACAGAGCTATCGAAGGCCGTCAGCAGTTAGGGGCCCGTGAGAAAATGAGCAATGCAGCTAAAATGTCTGCTATTGACGTTATCCGCAGTTCCCCACACGGTCAGACAATGTTCAGATACTTAACACAAGCGGAAGCCAATGCATTACCACCGCGCAAAAGGATGAATCTAGTAACTGGTGAGCGCCGCGGCGTAACCGAGAACTGGCTAGTAAGAAACAGTACTATGGCGCAGGCACTAGACCTTGACCCAAGAATGTTCACGTCAAACGCTGTAGCCGCAATTACCGGAGCAACAAATCGATTGTTCACTAGCACCACAACAGGACTGCTTTCACACTTCGCTTTAACCGATGTGATGCGCAATGCTTGGATTATGAAGAGAACTATTGCGGGCACAAGGAAAGGCTGGGGTCCAGGACGACTGATTCCACCAGCCTCAGCGCTTCCATGGCACCCACAGCACATTAGCGCTCCAGGTTACATCTTCGGGCGCAATTACATACCGTTTGGCCCAGGCTCGTTGCCGCATGCTATAGCACGGCCAAACATACAAAAGATGGCCGAATATGCACGCTTCTCGTTTAAGAACACACCTACTGGCAAGTGGCTGCAGCAAAAGCTTGGGCCTACAGCTACAAACCACATATCAACCGTTCTAGCCCATGCGCAGCACAAAGGCGCAGCACACATGGTGGAAGCCATGGGTGCACATGCTTCCGGAATGATGTCTCCACAGCACGAAACCTGGGCACGTGGCGTTGATGCTCTAGGCAGGAAGGCCAAACAGTTTATGAACAATCCAAAGTACCGGCACTTGTCTATGTACCTTCAAGCATACAAGAACGCAATCACGTCGGTACACGGCGCAGCAAACTATGCATTTCTGGAACGTAATCTACCAAGCCGTAAGATATTTGATGCAATGACGCCACAAGAGCAAGAAAAGATACTTGCACCTCTGTTCTCAATGGGCAACGACCTGGCCGGTAACCCAAAGACCGCTGGAATATATTACAAGAGGCACAGCGGGCCTGTCAGATACGACATGGAGGACGAACTGAGTATTCCCAAGAGTGCAATAGCAAGGACGCTAAAAGGAATAGCAGCAAGAGGGATACAGTACGGGTGGATTGGTAGCAATCAGTTGGGACGCGAATGGTCGCCATGGCACAATATGATATTGCAAGGAGGAAAGGCCTTATACAGATCGGTTGCTACAAACCCGACTGAAACTGCTCTCAGATGGGCATTGTACGGTACCGGAACGTCAGGACTGGCATACCTGTGGAACGCAGCCTTAGGCAAAGACCCAGACGGCATACCCTACGTCTGGCATATGATGTACGGACGTAGCGAATACTCAAAAGCTATGAGTCAATACTTGGGACTGCCGGGAGAACGTGTCGCAGATGGCGTTGAACTCCCGCTTGCGTTCCAGGAGGACGTAGGCCCGAAGATGATGACAGAAGCAGCTATGGACCATCTGTACGGCAACAACGCATGGAATTGGACGCAGGACATGAAGGCAGCAGCGGCAAACTGGGCCGACATTGCCGCGTTCCCTCCCACGCCAGCCTTCATCAGTGACGCGTTCGCAGCAGCAGGCGTCCAAGCACCGCAGAACATAGGAGGATTTCTGCCGAGTTCGCTGTTCTCAGGACTGGGGCAGAACAGTCAAAACGCTGATATAGGCGGCGACGTGTACAAGAAGAAGAACTCTCCATTCGACCAGAATAGAGTTGTGGGACAGAGTGGAGAAAGCTACTTAAGGACACTCGCTCCTACCATTGCCGATATGCTACTAGGCGCCGGAGCGGCATTCGTACACACGCCAGGAGGATACGGAGAAGCATTAAAGAACGCAGTCAAACAAGCAGGCAAGCCGTATATACAAGGCCTGCCTGTCATTCGCAACATAGCAGGTGTGCTACCACCGCTTTCTGGCATGACGCGATACACGCAGGAAATGTACAATCGACAGCAGGCTATTGAACAACTCGACGAGTTCTACCGCAAGTATGAACTGACTGGCGTGAGAGACGTTGTGCGAAAGAAGCCGCTTAGCAAAGGCGGTGAGGCGATAGCCACTCAAGCAGTAGGACCGCACTTGCCTCACCATACACCTGGACTAGATCAACCCGAGCCGACCAATCCTCTCTATATAGAGTTTGCGAAGGAACTTTATAACTTGACCAAACATGACTCACCAAGGACTGGTGGCCACGGCTACCGTTCGCTTTGGGACCGCTACCGTGAAGCAACTGAGGGTATCCAGTCTATGCAAAAGATTGACTATGGTAACATGGGACCGTGGCATAACAATCTAGTGGCAAACAAGCCAGACGTCGTGGACAGAATGAAAGAAGCTGGAATTAATCACAAAGACCCACGACAAGTGCGCAACTACTGGGAGCACCAGCGTCAGCGTGTAGCAATAGGGATCAATAATGCAATCAGCGAAATCGAAGACAAATTCAACTCATCGCCCATGGGCCAAGACTTCTTTAACACATACGGCAGAAGATTAAGAATAGATGACCTTGACCCATACGGTCTGCCCAGCGGCGCGTTCCAACAAGGCACAACACCCAAAGCCAACACGCCGAAGACCGAAGAGTTTGTACCAGGAGCAAGGAGAACGCTACCGTGGGGAGCGCCACCTGTGTGAGTCAAACACCATGCCTCGTAACGATGAAGACTGGCAAGTAAAGGTCGTGCAACACTTGATTGGGGGCGGCGCGATGGGCCGTCCCCAATCTGAACTAATCGCCAAGGCCGGTGGCAATGTCCGCGACGGCGACGTGCGTGCGTTTCTAATGACACTCGCCGCCGAGAGGAAGGTGC